GCTGCTGCTAAGATGCCCTTTGTCTTTGGAGCGGCAGTCTTAGGAGCGCCAGTGTAGATCGTAGTAGGAGGAAGCGGTGAAGCCTTTGTCTTAATTGCAGCTGCTTGTTTTACGGCAGGAGCAGCAGCCTTAACGACAGCAGCTTTAACCGGAGCTTTTACAGCAGCTTTGACTGGAACAGCTGCTTTGACAGGAGCCTTGTAAACAGGAGCAGCCTTTACAGGAGCCTTGTAAACGGGAGCAGGAGCCTTGTAAACAGGTGCCTTGTAAGAAGTCTTAACAGGAGCCTTGTAGCTGTAGCTCTTTGAAGGAGCTTTGTAACTATAGCTCTTTGAAGGAGACGACTTCTTCGTAGAGTATGACTTGGTAGATGACTTTGCGCCACCCCATGAACCCATGCTTGATTTACCCCATGCCATGACTTAACCCATCTTCGCTAGGCGCTTCCTGGCAATTTCAGCCAGGTTGTTCTGAGCCATCTGTCCGCCATTACGAGGACTACGAGGTCCACCAATAATCGGACCCATTCCACCAGGTTTACGAGGAAGTTGGCGAGGATCAATGATTGGGCCGCTAGGACCCGGAACTCCACCATTTCTTGGATATGGTTGTTTCGGGAGACGATTACCGTCTCTCGGAGAAGGAATGAACGGATTAGTCCAAGGATCAGTTCCTACTGGCGGCCGTGGATTCATAAACGGCGGCGGAGTTCCTGGTACTGGACTACCCATACCAGGAGGTAATGGACCAGGATTACCGTTACCTGGAATAGTCGGCATAGGAAGCCGAGGCTGTTGCTTTGGCCGTGGTGGAAGTGATCCAATAGGGCGAATTGGTTGCTTTGGTCTCGATGGAATGGGAACGTTTCCACCAGGAGTTGTTGTTAATCCTGCCATTATACCTACCCGGAAGTCATCCCTAGCGCCGCTAGGAGTTTGTTGTTCTTGAACTCTTGTTCACCTTGGATACGGTTCCGGGCAATGGTGGCGAGATTCGTGTTGTAAAGCGTGGCAGCGTCACCCTGTTGCCTGTTGTATTCTCCCTGTAGCTTCGTAGCGTTTGCCCTTGCTGGTCCAGCTAGAGCCATTCCACGATCTGAGAAGCCACTTGCTGCTTTCGCAGCTGTGTCATCATAGTTGCGCTTCATCTTGTCCAGCGCACTATTGTAGTTGATCTTGTAACGATTCTGCTGATCGTCAAGATTCGCCCGCTCTCGTCCCCACTTCAATGTGAGTGCATTGAGAACGGCTGGATTAACGGGTGTTGCTGCCATTATCCCCTACCTGAACGCTTGTACTGTGCCCATTTCCGTGACATGGCATTTTCACGTGCCATTTGACGTTCACCGGACCAATGGCGTCCAGAAGAACCTCTGGGTACTCCCTGACTAACTTCACCATACGGACGATATGGTGTCGTTGGCGTTCCCTTTTCACCACTCAAACGACGAGAAGCAGCCTTTTGGATATTAAAGTTTTTAGCCATTTTTACCTCAAAGAACTAGTAGACCGAGTGCAACAAAGCCCAGACCAACAGCCAACAGGTTCCACCCATAATCAATACTCTGTCGGAGAAAGTGTGACAGGGCAATGAGGAAGAAGATAATCACCGCCACTAGGAAGAAGATATCGGCCCAGTCCGAATTTCCGCTTGCCACATCAGCTAGGATTTTCATTTCTATTCCTCCTTATAAACCAACTGGAAACATTCTCAATTGGTAACACTCCAACCATAATCATTCCGATTACAAGTTGGCCAACCCTTTCTTCTGGATTTATCAGTGCATTACCGATAGTCCAGCAGCCAAGTCCGAATACTATGACTCGTCGAGCGACAGCAAAGAGGAATTCAAAGCTCTGCTCCACCTTACCCCACAGTACCAGGTACGCAGCTTTATGTCAAACTAGGACGTAGCCTTACCCAAGTATGCAGTGAGGTCAGCTTCGCTGAGAACTGAACAGGTGCCCCAATTGTTCATTGTTACCGTAGCTCCGGTAACTGCATCCTCTGCACCAGAGAATACAATGGAACGAACGTGCTTCGGATCACGCACAATCTGACGAGTCTGACCGCCATCTTGTGTGTACCAGTAAGAGTTGGAACCTGATTGATGAGCTAGGAGCATCATTTCGACGCCTCCCCTTTTCTTTGAAGTTGACGGGACAGTAGGCGTAGGTGGTGTGGGAGTAGGTGGAATCGGAGTAGGTTGACCGGGTAAGACCCACTTTTTAGGCTGAGGCGAGCCAGCGGCTTTCCACTGACTAACTGAGTGCGGGAATTCCGTAAATTGAAAATGCCAAACTTCGCCACCCCAAGTTGCCTGTTCTAGTCCGTACGCCTCACAGTTCTGAGCGGCCCATTTCAGGTCACCAATAGCATCTACAGCGGCAGAATAGCCGTAGACTACTTGTTCGTGGAAAGAGCGACCAGGAGGCGCTGCATGTGCTGCGCCAGACTTTAGCTGGTAACGCTTTCCATTGTATACACAGCAGCCGCCGCTAGTAACTTGATTGTGTCTCTCGAAGAAAACACGCTCTTGTTGTGTACTGGAACGACCAGCACCACCAATACTTAGCTTTCCTCCCGATGCAACCATCAAGCCACGGTAACGCTTCTGATACTCCGGGTGGAGCATCATTACCGTAGGTTTGGCAAAGATTTGCTCGATAGTTAGCTGAGTTGGTGGACTACCGTATCCGTATGGGTATGTCGTCACTCGTCATCTTCCTCGATGGGGTCCGAAACATGATCGTCCGGAATCTCATCATCATCTTCGTAGTCATATGGTTCGTCACTCATCGGAACTTCCTCATGTCTTGGAACTTCTTGACCCGCTTCTGTGCGGCTTTTTGGACGTTGAACATGGAACCCACGTTTGGTGCTTTACCTGGACCTTTGTAGCGTGCAGGTCCACGAGCTAGGATTCCACGCATTGAACGTGCATCCTGTAGGCCGTAATACTTACCGATAACATCTTTGCTCATGCGATGTACCATCCCCAGACTGAGAGCCAGCTAGTTGCATCCATTGTGTAGGCAGGCAGAAAGTTCGACAGGTTTGTTCCACCAATATCAACTGGTCGGTTTGCATTGGTATCCACCGGGAACGTAGTATCTGGTCTAACAAGAGCACCAGTAGTATTGGCTACAATACTGTTCCAAGTACACGTAATTCTTCTACCTATTGGAGCAAAGACGCCTTTTCCATTAGTAAATCTAGGAATGCTAGCTACTGGCAAGCCTATTGAAACGTCACCCGTGACGGCACTTCCAGACCCGAATTGAATCTGACACTGTAGATGGATGATCCGGAGAGCAGAACCCTGGATCGGAACATCTACTCTCTGTGCTGTAATTACAGCGCCAGTTCCTAGCGTAACGTTGGTGATAGCAGGGTTCCACGTAACTAACGATGGAAGTAGAGAGGGATCAATCTTGTGGAGATGATCTGCTCTAGCTACGAACGGACTATCTCCGGGACCAGATACGGTACCTACAGTGGCAGCGATTTCACTTTGGGTAGGAATACCGAGTGTTTCACCAATCCAGTGTCTATCTGGATCAGTGTGCTCACGAGCCTTTAAGTAGTCATCCTTGAATGTTGCCAGCGGGTCATCGGACAATTTCAAACTCCCCACGACCAGTATCCTGAGCGATTGCAATGTCCTTGATTTTGATTTGGGACGTGTCGCTCTGGAGAGTTGTACGGACATTCATGGCTGCACGACGATAGTAGATTTGGTTCCGAATCCGGACTAGGTTAGAACCTACACCTACAGTCCGCTCTTGGATATTCACTTCCTCTACTTCGGAGGCAGAGTCAATCGTCTCATCTAGGTCCCAAGACGTAGTAAAGACGTGATTTGCGTCGGAAGTAAAGATTTCAAGCATCCCCTGTTTGGCACGCTTGATGCTGTAAGGATTGCCACCATCGAAGTGCTTCGTCTTTAGGTAGATACCTACAGGGGAAGTCCGAAGTGTATTAGACCGATCTACATACTCGTCTGAGCCACCGTCCATAATCAAGACTTGCATGACGCCATAGGTATTAGCCGCTTGAGTGGAGTCGGTAATCATACCCATGATATAGACAGAAGGCTCTGCGTTGAGGTATGTAGGAATCTTATCCGTTGTGGACCACATGAAAGCATAACGATCAGGTCTACCGCCGCTTGCCTCATACTGGTTGATATTCCACTCTGTCCAACCAATTGGGTCAAGCTTGGAATAGAATACCTTACAGTTGTCCTTATCGAAATAGCGGCCGTTTGTAGTTGACTGCTTTGCGATGGAGGCGATCATGCCATCCTCATACGCACAGATGGTATGGATTCTGGCACCTTTTGCCAAGAACCACTGATCGTCAATAACAGCAGAGAGCTTCGTGACAGTCTGTGTGTTAGTTGCCCAAACTCCCTGTGAGTTGATGTAGTAGATAATGCCCTTGGACTCGAAGGCCGTTCTACTTGTAGTGCAGATTGACTTCGAGTCGAGGATACGCATAATCCACGAAGCAGGCTCTCCCTCAACTAGCAGCGTGAAAAGGCCGTTTGTAGTGAATACAGCCAGTCTGTTGCCAAGGGGAACTATCTGCTTGATATCCCCGTATCCGTTGGGACCAGCAAACGGGATAACATTGGACGCCAAAGCCCAGGTTTCTGGTAGCGGGTTGGTAACTGAGGCTACGTTCGTGAAGTAGAGGTTGTGTTTGTTCCATGCCCACAATCTGTCCTTAAACGTGAACAATCCACGCATAGTTGCACCGGCCGATGATGCTACCTGCGTGTAGGTAATCGTATCAGTGGCCCAGTTAAAGACCGTGATCTTCTGTACTCCAACTGTGTTCAGGATGAAGTACGTCACACCGTTGTATTGAGCGATTCCAGTACAAGGGTTGGGAATCGAACAACTCATGAATCCATCGTTGGCATCATGAGTACCTTCAGCACGAACTGCGTTGAGGGTGTTTCCGCTCGCTGTAAGAGCAGGGAGAATATAACCCTTCCCTGACCACATGAAAGCTGGCTTTGAAGAGTCTTTTGACCACGGATCAATATGGCAGAAATAATACTCAGTGTCGACAAAGGAGTCTGCACCGGGAGAAGCTTCTCCGTATTTCCAGTCCAGGGTAGGTCGTTTGATTCCAATGCGATTCTCTAGGGAGTCACCAGTGGCTACGAGATTGTAGCAGATAGACGAGAAACCGTCAGGAATGTTCGACGGCAATTCAGAGGAATACATGCCTTGCCCAATGGCAATGCGGTAGATTTCCTCACCTGGGACTGAAGAGGATAGCGCCATTATTGGTAATCCCAGGGGTCTTGGATTTTGTACAATGGAGCGTCAGGAGCGTGAGTTTCGTCACGTCTCATACCAACGTTCTTATCATACAGAGCCTGTTGCTGTTGTTCGGCGGCCGCATCATGGTTCTTGTTGTGCGCTCTTGCCAAACAGTATTTAACTACGTCCTCATGGTAGACTTCTGGGACAGTTAGCGACTTCCCTGTAGGATCACCGGAAAGTAGCGGAGGCACCTTGTTGTAAGTTACCTGAATCTGCTGACTCGACGTAGGATCGGAAGGATAAACGTAAACCTTCTTGTTGTACTTGTACCAGTATGCCGGTCCACCAGTTGCTGCGTCGGATAGACTAAGAAGGTCGATCTCTTCCTTGGAGATATTGCGGAGAGCTTTGCCATCAACAGACAAACGTCTGATATTAACGGAATCCGGGACGTCAGTAGGGAAAGCGTTTGTAGCCACATTGATCGTGAGATTATTCGCACTAGTATTACGGATAATATCCAACTCAGCATCGTGAATCCAAGCATAGATATCAATATCGGTGATGATGACGTCATATTCGTCACCGAACTGCCGCTTGATGGTGGTAAGTGCTGTGGCTACGTCCATTATTTCCTCGTTGCTGGACGATCATCATAGAACGTCAGAAGGTC